AGAGATTGGTGAATGTCTTATCACCACCGGAGACGATGAATACTTCTTCCGCCCATCGTTTATCAACATGACCCGTATCGGGGAACCAGGGGAGATTGTTCAGGCGTTCTATGACCTGCACCACGATGAAGTGTCTGGTGTCTTGCAGTCGGCGCTGGAGGCGTACGGGCTTATTCCTGGATGGCTTATCCAGCACATCAGATCGACAAGCTACGGGCGCAAGGCGATGATGGCAGCCATGACGGTGCTGGCGGCGTGCTGTGACCGGGACGTGACGTCCTTAATCGGGGAGATTCGCCCGGCCAAAGCATCAGGTAAGGCGTTCAAAATGCGGCGCGGCGCAATGGATGAGTTCGACATGTTGGCAATCGCGCAGTCGCTGATCACGCATGGCATCATCGGTAAAGCCAGTGTGCGTAGGCTTCAGCGGCATGAGAGTAACGAATCGACATCGGAGTTCAACGCCTTCGAGTACATCAGCGCCGCGCGCAATCACTTCAGCATGAGCCGGGAAGAGGCGGAGAAGCTCACCATGACCGAGTTTACTCAGCTTCTGGCAGCTAAGTATCCGGATCAGAAGGGCTTCACCCGCGAGGAGTACGATAGAGTGGCTGATGACTTCCTGGCGAAGCAGGCGGCTAAAAGAGGAACATTTACGGCTGCCGGTTGAGATTAAAATATCAGCTATCTGTATTTCTCCTGTGATATTTTTAGGCATTAAGTTTGATACCTTCACCAAAAAGGACGGGAATATGAGCTTCGCCAGCCAATCAACACAGCAGATTTTCCCTTTTCCAGCTGAAATCGCTTACGAAAAGCTTCTTCAGGCAATTCCTGAAGTAGGAATGACAATAAAACAGAAGGATGACACCCTTAAGCGAGTTTCTGTTAGTGCGGGGATGTCGCTTTTTTCGTGGGGAGAAAATGTTTCTATTGTTGTTAATGCGGATGGTGAAAAGTCATGCATTGTTGGTATCGATTCATCTTTGAAGCTTGGAGTAAACGTAACTGGAGCGCATCGACATCAAAAGAACTTCGACAAAATCATTTATGCGCTAAGCAATAAATTGAAAGAATGGGAGAGGCAACAACCGCTTGATCTCGGGCCCATTAAGACCGATGAAGAATACCTGGAAGAGGCCAGAAAAAAAGCTGGCCTCATTTAGACAAGGCTGAAAACCAAGCAAATAACCTCGCTCCGGCGGGGTTTTTTTATGCCCGGAGATAAATAATGGCTGGCACAGTTAGCGCGGGAAGCATCACCTATGAAGTGGATATCGATACCGCCCGCCTTATCCAGGGGCGACGTGAAGTTGATGCCGCGCTTAATGGCATGAACGGCGGAATGGGCCGCCTGGAGGCCAGCGTTAACCGCACTGAGCGCTCGATTGCAAATATGGATCGCTCCATGTCCAACCTCAGCGGTGTGGCGCGTGGGCTCATGGCTGCGCTATCTGTACAGCAAGTTGCGAACTATGCGGATGCATGGACAACTCTGAATAACAAGCTGGCGAACGCCGTACGGCCTCAGGAGCAACTCATTGACGTTACGTCTCGCGTATTCGAAATTACGCAGCAGACACGCAGCAGCCTCGATGCAACAGCAACGCTATATGCCCGCCTGGAGCGCGGCACTCGTGAGTACAATACCTCAGCGGAAGATCTGGCAAAACTTACTACCATCATTAACCAGGGCTTTGTGGTTTCTGGTGCTACAGCTCAAGAAGCAGAAAATGCGATTATTCAGCTGTCCCAGGGTATCGCCTCGGGCGTTCTCCGTGGAGAAGAGTTTAACTCGGTATCTGAGCAGGGCAGCCGACTTATGGTGGCGCTGGCCCAGTCTCTTGGTGTAGGGATTGGCGAACTTCGCGCCATGGCGGCTGAGGGCAAGCTGACCACAGATGTCGTGGTCAACGGCTTGCTCTCTCAGGGCGATGAGATCGGGAAAGAGTTTGCGAATACGGTCACCACAATTAGCCAGGCAATGCAGACTGCCGGTAATAACATCACCAAATTCTTTGGCGAAAACTCAACGGTCAAATCCTTCGTTAGCACCTTCAACAGCTCGGTAATTTCAGTCAGTGAAAATATTGAGGGATTGAGTGCGATCCTTGCATCGGCCGCTGTTCTCATGGGTGGTCGGTATGCTGGCGCACTGGCATTGGCCACAGCAGAGAAAGTTAAAAAAGCCATTGCCAGCAGGGATGAAGCAATTGCCGATACTCAGGCCGCTCAGGCCGCAGCGAACAAAGCAAATTCGGATTTACGGGCTTCGGCAATCGCGAAAGAACGCGCCCTTGATGAAGTCCGTCTTGCTCAGATGATGAAAGCGACTGCCTTTGATGCCACTAATTTAGCGGCAGCAGAAGCACGGCTTTCAGCTGCCCGTATCGAAGCGGCGACACTAACTGATAACTACAACAGAGCTCTGGCGGCTAATGCAATTGCGCAGGACGCGGCTACCGCAGCAGCAAACCGATCTGCTATATCAATTAGAAGCCTTGGAGTAAGGGCTCTTGGGCTTATTGGTGGTCCTGTAGGATTTGCGACTATCGCGGCAGCTGCAGTCTTTTATTTCTCACAGAAAGCAAAAGAGGCTCGGGATGATGCCAACAGGCTGTCCGACAGCGTCAATGAGCTTGGTGCTAAATTCCAGAGCATGTCGCATGTCGAGCTGGCGGCTACGCTGGGGAAATTGAGCGGCAACTTGCCAGAGCTAAGCGATGCTGTTTCTGATGCACAAAAAGCTTTCGACAAAGCCACAGCATCGGTCCAATTCCATCAAAGGGAAATTGAGAAATACGGCACAAATACCACAAGGGGACGTCAGGCTGCTGAGGCGCTCGGTGGAGCACAAGATCGGCTGGCGATAGCTACAGGAAATCTTGACGAAGCAAGCCGCAGATACAGCCAGACGCTAAGTTCCATCAATATTGGGAGAGCAATGCTTAGCGGTGAGTTCCGGCAGGGCATTGATCTTTTACGCCGAGACGGACAAGAGGCTGGTATTGCTGCCGGGATGATGAAACAGCTTGGAGAGATGACGAATTTCGCTGCGAAAGCTAAGCAAAATTTTAACTCTTCCAGCCTTAAAGTCGAGCGCACGAAAAATATCCAGGAATACCTCGATAAACAGCTTGAACAAATTGAACTTCAAAGCGAATTCAATGACAAGAAGCGCGCACAATTAAAGGCCGAACAAGAGATCAGAAATCTTGGCGGCACTGATGCAGACATCAACCTTGCACGTGAGCGTGCTGGCGTTGAGTTCGACGCAGAGCAGGCCATTGCTAAGCGAAGGAAAGAGCAGAAGCAGTCAGAGCAGCAGGACAGGCGTTCTGCCTCTGCTGCAGAGTCCGACGCTCAGAAACTTCAGAAGCTGAAAGAAGCAGCAGATCTTACCGCTGGCTCAACTGAGCAGTTAAGCCGGGCACAGGCCATTCTCAACGCAGAAAACTCCCTAAGCAAAAGCGCCAGTCCTGAAATGATAAAGCAGGCCGGTGAATATGCTGCGAAGAAGTGGGATACAGCGAACGCCATTAAGGCCCAGGCTGCAGCAGACAAACTGTTGTCCGAGGCAAAAGAAAGCGCCAGCTACCGGGATGATGTGCGCGATCTGGAGACGGCTTTATCTGCCAAGAAAATTAGCCAGGAGCAATACAACGAAACCATGGAGCGCATTGAGGCGCAACATCAAACAAACATGGCCAAGATACGATCTGACCAAGCGGTTTCTCCTCAAATGGATGCGGCAGGAACGGTTGACCCCATCCAGCAACTGGCTAACGAGCACACGCGAAAACTTGAACTTATCAAGCAGTTCGAAACCAATAAAACCATTACTGAGCAGCAAGCTATCGCATTGCGCAATGCTGCAAATACGCAGTATGAAAAACAGCGCGTTGAAGCAGGATGGGAAATATACCGGAACCAAAGCCTGGCAAACGAGGCTGCAGCGGCTGCCTTTGATGGTTTTGCCAACAGCGCCAGTAATGCACTAACCGGAATAATTACTGGCAGCATGGACGCGTCTGAGGCGCTTCGTTCTATTGGGAATACTGTGCTCAACGAAGTGATCAATACATTTGTTCAGATGGGTGTTCAGCAGGCAAAAGCCGCAATCATGGGAAGCACTATCCAGAAGGGGGCGATCGCATCCACTACTGCTGCGCAAGTCGGCTCTCTGGCGACAACTACAGCTGCCAGTACATCTTCAGCTGCTGCTACCACGGCAGCATGGACGCCTGCGGCACTGGTGGCATCTATCGGTTCATTTGGTGGCGCAGTGGCGATTGGCCTTGGGGCGCTGGTTGCTGCGATGGCTGTAGGGAAGGGGTTATCAGGGAAGCGCAAGAACGGCGGTCCGGTATCTGCCGGGAGCATGTATCAGGTGGGTGAGGGCGGCATGCCTGAAATCTACCGCGCCAGCACCGGAAAGCAATACATGATCCCCGGCGACAACGGCAGCGTCATCAGCAATAAGGAGATTACAGGTGGCGGCGGTGGGGTACAGTTCATCCTGAATGTGACCAACACCAACGGATCGCGCGTTGAGGCGGGGAATACCTCTTATCAGGATGGCGCGATGATGGTGGATTTATTCATTGGTGACATGGAAACGGGAGGACCAATGTCATCAGCCATGCAGTCTACTTTCGGGCTCAGCCGCAACGCTAACGGAGATTATTGATGGCAGACGTTAAATACCCGCCTTACCTGCCGCTCCCTCAGCGCGCCAACATGAACATGACGCAGGATACCAGCTTCCGGCAAAGCAACCCGGCGGTTGGTCCAGCGGTGTTCACGCCGATCACCACTGACCTGAAAACGACCTGGTCACTGACGTGGATTTTTACACTCCAGCAGGCCGAGCGGTTTAAATCATGGTTGCGGCACCCTGATTACGGCAACAGGGGACAGGCGTGGTTTGATATCCCGATAGACCTTGGCGATAACCAGGGGGTGCAGGTTCAGGAGGTCCATTTCATTACGATGCCGATACAGACCAGTAAGAACGGCCAGACCGTTAC